GCATACTTTCTATATTCTTCAGGGATATATTTTAGATGTTCTTCTTTCCACGTTTGCCTTAATCCCTTATCTCTTCTACTCGCAAAGAAACTACCATTATGAGTTAAGTATTGCTGTTCTCCATCAGTAGTTACTAAGTGGGGTAGTGGGATAATGTATCTTTCTTCTTCTTTTCTTTCTTTAAAGGGTGTCTTTGAATATTCATACAAGGCTTCTAATATCTTTTGTCTTGCTTCTTCGTCCAAATAATACATACCTGCAGTATCTGCATTTATAAAACAAGGCAAAATCTTGTTTGCGTAAGCAATAATCGTGATTTTTATTTTGATGTAAATATTTTTTGCATCTTCTGTTACGCTTAAATTTGTATTATATTCCTTAGCAATTTCATTAATTCTATCTTTAAGTTCTCTTTTGTTCATTCTTCCACCTCAATAATTTCAAAATCTTTTAAATCTGTATGATATTTTTCTTTTATTTCGTTAATTTCTTTTTGTGTAAATTGAGTTTGAGCATAATTGGTTTGTGACTTACTACTTAATGTCCTGCCCTTTGTTGATTTTACGTAGTTTAAATAATTATTAGTTCCACTAAATAAAAATTTATGCTTTAAATAATATCTCTTTTCATCGTATCTTTCTTCTGGTGGCGTTTCTGCTAGTGCTATTGCCACTTTAATAACTTCAAAATCTTGTGGTCTACAAAGTTCATTTTCTATAAAAATAAGATTAGTTGATTCCTTACTTATCGATATACTATTATCCACGTATCTATGCTTTATGCTATATTCTGTTAAGCCATTTACTATTTTATATCCTGCAATTTCTGCTACTTTTTTTAGTTCTTTATATTTCATTCTTCCACCTCAATTTGTTCAATATTTAATTCACCACTCATTAATTTTGGTAAAAGTGTATCTCTGAGTTCTGATAGGTACATATTTTCCACATTGTTTAAAAACATAATATTAGCTTTCCACGCTTGGTAAATACTTTGCAAAATCTCCGAAAAAAGTTCAGGGTCATTGTTTTTAAATTCAAATTGATTTTTGTTTTTGGTCAGTTGAAAATAATCATCTTTTAAAAGATCTATCCCTGAAATCTTTTTAACACTCTTTACTAAGTCTTCATCAGTCTCTTTTTGGTTTTTATAATATTCTATAAGATCTTTTAAACCTAATTTATTCGCTAATGCTTCATTGACAATAAGTTTTAATTTGTTTTTGTGCCTTCTGTATAGGTTGATATCTTTAACTATGTCCTTCATATCTCGCCTTTCTTCTTCAATCTTTTCAAAATCTAAATATCTCACAGGATTTAAGGTATATCCTTGTTTTTTAATTTCTTCTGTCGAAACAATTTTTGATAGATTTTTATACGGCTTAAATTCCTTTATAGCTTCAGCTACACCTTGTATAGTTTCATCACTTAAAATGTTTATGGTTTTCTTATAAGTTCTTTTAGTGTGTGAATTACCTCCGAATTGCCCATTTTGTTCTCTTATTTGTTTCTGACCAGCAGAACTTAAATCAATCATTAGAATATTTTCTGTTGGCTTTTTTTGGACTATTAAAATGCAAACGGGGATTGAAGTAGATTCAAACATTCTTTCCGGTAGACTTATACAACTTAAAATATTTCCGCCATCTACAAGTCTTTTTTTTATCTCAAGTTCTGCTTTAATATTTGTTGAAAGTATTCCTTTTGGCAAAAGAAAGCAGGCTTTGTCTGTGGCAAGTTGTAAACCAATTTCTACAAATGCAAAATTAGCATTGGTATTAAGAAGTTTTTCGCTGATATCCCAATCGTTTTTTCCATCTTCAAATTTTAAATTATATGGCGGATTACTAATTATTTCTGACAATTTTAACCTCCGAATATTTTTCGTTTTGTTTTAGTTCATAAATTACAGACTTTTTATTGTTAAATAAATTTTGGTGATACACCCTGCCCTTTATATTTCTTGCACATAGATTAAAAAGTAAAAAAGGAATTACAGTATCATCAATTTCGTAGCAAATAAAGGATCTGTTGGGATTTAAGCTCCAAGCTTGAATTGTTAAGGCTCCAGAGCCTGAGCAAAGGTCTATAACTTCATCCGCTCCTTTAGTTATTTCTCCTAATAGCTTAGCTAAACTTTCAGGTGTGAAATCTTGACCCAATTCTTTTCTATCGGCGAAATAATACTGGTACACATTTTGTAAATAATCAGTGTCTAAATTCCCATTAATCATATTTAAATAAGCATCAAAAACTTCTACGTCTTTGTTTATTACTGCATTAAACAAAGCTTTAGGTATTTCTTCCGTCTCATCTATTTTTAAAACTTTTAAAAGTTCATTTAATAATTTTGAAAGTTCCATAATATTAAAATGGTATATCGTCATTATCTACTGGGTAAAATCCCTCATCGTTATAATCGTCCTGACTGTTATAACTATTTTGTTGATTTCCACCGTTGGAGTTATTCTTTGACCCTATAAAAGTGATGCTATTCACTAAAACGTCAGTTGTATAAATTGTTCTTCCGTCTTTTTCGTATGAGCCTGTTTGTATTCTACCTTCTACTCCTATCTGACTTCCTTTGCTGTGATAGCTTGCAGTTGTTTCGGCGGTTTTTCCAAAAGCTATACATGATATAAAGTCAGCTGTAGGCTGATTATTTCTTTCAGCTTCTTCTTTCTTGTCTTTGCTTAGCTTTCTGTCTACGGCAACTGTAAACTTTAAAACTGCTGTTCCTGACTGGCTATATCTAAGCTCAGGGTCTCTTACTAATCTTCCAATTAAATTTACACTGTTCATTCTTTTTCACTCCATTCTCTAATTTCTTCTAAAACTTCTTTTGGCAAGTTTAAAACAACTTGCTTATACTTACTACCAGCAAGTGCTGTAACTTCTTTCGCCTTATCAGCAAGCTTACAAATGCTTTTAAAAAATGCTTTCTGTTTTACTTGTTTTGCCTTTTCAAATTCTTGACCTGCAAAAAATCCGTCAAGATATGCTTCAGACAATTCTACGTCCGTTTCTTGGATATCTTTTTCGCTCATTCTTCCTCATCATCCTCAAACATATCCATTTGATTGCTTTTAACTCTTTCTAAAACTACTACTCCATCATCAAGCTTAAATTCCATGTCCTTGTAAGTATCTCCACCGTCTAGGCTTGATTTCTTTTGTAGGTTAGTTCCTATTTTGTAATTAAAAGCAGGCATCTTATAAACTGTTTCTTCTTTATGTTCATAAACAGTACCTATTTTTAATTTAAGAGTTATTTCTCCTTGCTCAAATTCTCCTGCTGCTATTTTCTTGGCTACATGAATAATTGAGGCATCAAAACTTAATTGCATTTCTTCGAATTTCTCATCTTGTAAACTAAATATTCTCATTGTTCCACCTCTGTTTTAAGTTCTTTATCCTTGCTGACTACTAATCTTATTAACTGTGTATCTGTCTTAATCAGTTCGTTTACGCTTTCTGCGTTGTCTATAAATATTGGCACTTTTAGATCAAGCTTGTCAGACAAGCTATTAATTACATCAAGACCTGCGTTTATTTTTGCCGCATTGTTTAAGTCGCTGTAGGGCACTCCATCAAAGGTAACTTCGCAAGTTTCTGTTATTCCACCATTGATTTGGTTTTCAAAAAGCTTGAATTTTACCATGTTAAAGCTGTCATTTATCTTGTCGCTTACAAGCCCCACATAAACCTTTGTGTACTCTTCGCAAAGGTAAATAATTCTTTGTTGCTCCTCATAAGCCTTAGCAAGTTCTTTTTCTTGCTTTTCAAGTTCCTTAATTCTTTCATCAATCTTTTCGTTTTGTCCTTGTAGGGATAGTTGTTTATTTATTTCTTCCAAATCTGCGTTTAGAGCGTCTTTCTTCTCAAGTAGATACTTTTTATTGTCTAAAGAGTAATCTTTTAATTTAGACCTAACCTCGTTAATTTCCTGGTCAATTTCTTGCAGTCTTGACGGTTCAATTGGCAGGTCTTCTTCCTTATATTCTTTGACCTCATAGATTGCTATAAGTTTTTCGCATCCTTCGATTTTTGTTTTTAAATCTTTAGCTTTTTCTTCGATATTTGCTAACTTTTCAGACTTTTTCTTGTTGAAGTTAGCCATTGTCTTTTCTATTTGGTCAGGTAGTAAATCTTGACCACAAGTTGGACACTTAAAGTCACCTTGATACTGTTCTTTGTAGACTTCTTGCCACTCTTTCCTGGAATTTTCTACAAGTTCTTTAAGCTTTTCAATATTTTTATTTGTTTCTTCTAGCGCTGATTTATCTAGTCCTTTTTGCAATAAAACATTTTTATTTTTTAGTTTTACTTCAAAGCATTTGTTTTGATATTTTTCTGCTAGGTCAGACTTTTCTTTTTGTAGTGCAGCAATTTGTTCTGTTATCTCAGTCATTCCCTCTGCCATTTTTGATGCATCAGCAAGCTTTTCATCAATATCTTTTATTGCTGGATTTATAGTTTTTTTTCTGAACTCCAGGGCATCAAAATCTATATCATGGATCTTTGACTTGTCTAGCTCGTCAATCCTTGCTGGTATGGACTCAATATCTTTATTGATTTTTTTTGCACTATCCTTAGCGATTTTCTTTAGCTCATCTACTGTGTAAGTTTCAAGGTCTAGGTCTTCTAAGTCCTTATTCTTTGCGATGATATCCTCTGGCTTAACTTCTTCAATTAGTCCTAAGATGACTTCCCTACGCTTGTTTTTATCTAGGATTTGGTTAAAATACAAAGGATTTGAAAGCAGGTTAAAGTTATCCTCTGAGATTACACTTGCAATCCTTTCTGTGTACTCTTTCTTTTTAACTGGTACAGAGTTGATATAGTAGTCGGTAGTGTGCCCAGTAAATTCCGCTTGTGTAGATCCTCTTTTTTTAGTCCATACCTCTTTATAGATTTTTTTAAGGTTAAGATCTGTGCCATCAAAGCTAAAATTCCCATCAACTATGGATTCTAAGTTGTGGACTTCCTCTCCGTTCTTATCATAAGGCTTTATAGCAAAGTCCTTGCGATTTAAACTGTCCTTGTCCCAAAGTAACCAGGAATAAGCGTCAAATATTGTTGTCTTACCTACTGCGTTATCTCCATAAATGTTGGTTGTGTCCTTAAAATCTATGGTTAAGTCCTTAATTCCTTTGAAATTTTCTAGTTTTAAACTTTTGATTTTTATTCGCATGATAAACCTCCAGCAAAGACATCTCTAAAGGCTTCTATATCTCTTAACATTACATCTGTTAAATAGTTTACTAACGCATTTTTAAGATTTGAGCTTGCGTAGTAATTTTTTGTTATAACATCGTTTAAAGAGCCTTCTTTTAGGCTTGCATTTAAAGTCATTCTTAAATCGTCCTCTATTTTTTTTCTTTTTTCGTAAATTTGAGCATCCTCGTATCTTTCAAAAAGCATTCCGTCCGATGCTTTAAAACATTCAATTTTTTTCATTTTTTATTACTCCTTTGTGATATACTAAGAGCAAATATTTTTATATTTTAAGTCCTTGAGTTTTAGCTGACCTGGGACTTTTTTTTCTTGCTCTCTTTTTCATACTTTCACTCTTACATACTAAAAATCATGCCGCCTAAAGTACCAAGCATAAGCATGGCACAGGCAAAGAAAGCAATCACAAAAGTAAGTAATTTTACATCGTTATCTCTTTTTCTTTTTTTGATTCTCTCTTTTTCTGCCATAGCAAGCCTTTCTTCTGCTTTTTTAAAATAATTATTATTAACTAAACTTATTATTCTTTCCTCTGTCATTTTTACTCCCTTTCCTCTTTAAATTTGTCTACCAAAAGCTTTATAAAAGCTTCCCAGTCAGCTTGTGTATCGCTATACTCAACGGCAACTTCAAAATTCTTGTCCATAAGATCCTCCTAAAAACTTATTAGTAAAGTAGATTTGACCCTTACCAGTCATCTTAGTTGTTGTAGTTGTCCTCGTGCTTCCATCAGGGTTATTTATTACTCTTACCTTTGTTTCAAAAAGTCCTTGTTCCATTGATTTCTGCGTTGGTTGATTTCTTCTCTCTCCGTTTTTACAGAGATAACCTTGATTTCTTAAAGTGGCAAACAGTCTATTCTGTCCCATATTTGGTAAGCCATTTTGTTTTAATCTCTTAGCAAACTCTCCAATCAAGATTGAGTTTTCAGCCACTTCGCAAGAATCAGAGAAAAGCACCTTCGGTTTGTTTCTTTCATTTTCTTCTTCGGCTGCAATTCTTCTTTGCTTCTCTTCTTTGAGAGTGGTCGCAAGTTGTATCAAGTAATCTGGATCCGTTAATGTCCTTTCAATGACTGTTTCTGTCATATATGCTCCATGTTTTCTTATTGTTGGTAATACTTCTGATGTAACCCATCTTTTAAATTCTTTAGCTTTTGGAAGCTTAGAAGAAAATATTAAAGAGTAAAGTCCAGATTCATTTATCACAATTGTTTCTTTTAATTGATTGCCGTCATGAATCATTTCTTTTCGTCTGTCTAACTCATCTACATGTCGATTTATATCTCGACTACCGTTTTGGTACTTGAGGACGTCTGCAATATCTTTTCCAATAAACCAAGGTTCGTTGTCTTTATCTACAACCATCCTTATATTTCCATACTCTTTATTTTCAAAAATTCTTAAATCATTCATTTTTACTCCTTTCTTTATTTGCTATAATCTCCATAAGGAGATGATTATATTGATATACTTTAATAACTCACAACAACTAGAAAACTTATGCAGAGCCTTAGCCGAATTTACAACAGGTTCTAAAATAACCAACATGTTTGATAACCTACATCTAAATGAAGCTCCACAACAACCTAATGATACTAAGTGGAGAAGATTACATACTGCTTTCTGTAATTCTCAAAACAGTTCTAAATCTAGTGCCAAAATAATTCAGTGTATAGAATGGATAATTTATCCTCAAAATTTCATCGGTGATAGTAATTCTTGGATAGAAGCAAAAAATACAATAAATAAAATCATTCAATTTAATGGATTGGAAATAAATGATTCAGGTAAAATTATTCATGCGTCTAAGCCAATTAACTATTCTGAAGCTTATAAAAGATATTCATCATTAAAAAATAAATTGACTCCATTTAACATTCATCCCAGAATTATGTCTATTTGTAATCAAGAACTTATTTCAAAAGATTATTACAGTTTAATTTTTGAAAGTTCAAAACTTGTTATCATGAAGATTCAAGAAATATCAGATTTAAAGTTTGATGGGATAAATTTAATTAACAAATGTTTTGATCCTAAAAAACCAGTAATTGTTCTGAACTCTTTATCCTCTAACGCGGAAAAAAATCTTTACTTTAGCCTTAAAGCAATGCTAAATCTTATTATCTACATGTATAGAAACCCTAAAGCTCATGAGCTAAAAGCATACGATACTTCTTCCGAAAAAGATGCAATAGAAGCAATAATTTTAATATCTAAAGCATTAACTTTGCTTGATAATTGTTCAAGATCTTCCATTCATTAAAACCTATCTCTTCATCAGTTACTGTTGTAGTTAGTCCTGAACTCTCGTAAAAGTTTTCAAGCTTGCCAGCGTATTGGTAGGCTTTTTCTTTCGAAGTAAAAAACACTGAATCGCTTTTTGATAGCGATAATGTACCTCCTAAGTCTGCTAAATACCTGTCAATGTTATTAATCTGAAATTTTAAAATATAAACTTTAAAATCATTTTCCATTTTTTCACCTTTCAATTTTTTTGATATAATGCTTAAAGGAGGTAATTTAATGAACCATCAACAAATAGATCTATCTGTTAAAGAAATTAAAATTTTAAAATACTATCTTAAAAATCCTAACTCTCAAATTGCCGATCACTCAGTCAAAGATATAGAAAAATTAGTATCTCTAGAATTATTAACAATTCCTAACCAAACAGAAATCGACATTGATACATATATAAATACATTTGGACATAGATCACTTGAAGTACAACCTCAAATTTTTTCCCTTACTGAAAAAGGTGAAATGTATCTCCAATTTTTGAGAAAAGATAAATTGAGATTTTATGTTCCTTTAGCAATATCAATATTTGCACTGATAATATCTTTACTAGCTCTTATAAAATCATGGTAATAACAGCTATGGTAATTGCTATTAGCGAAATACTCATAGGTAACCAAGATAGATCAGGCTTGTTTTTTTCGTAAATATAGTTAAAACTATTTTTTCTGTCGTCTCCTATTAATTCAATTTCATCAAAGTCAGATTCATTTAATAGGTTTTTAAATGTTTCATCTCGTAAAAGCCTAAATAGAGTTGTATTTTCTCTGAAAATGAATTTTATTTTTTTCTTCAATGTTTATCACCTTCCTTTCCTACCGTTTTTCGGTAGTTTAAGAGCAAAAAAAATTACTCATCGTAATTTCCATCATTGACAATTGGTATCTCTACAATCGTTGGATTAATTTTATAAACCTTAGTACATAAATAATCAAAGTCAATTGCTTTTATTGGTACTAAGCCTCTTTCCCACAAACTTACTGTTTTTGAACTCTTGCCAATCTTACTGGCAGTATCTTTTAAAGATAAGCCTGCGTTAACCCTAGCTGCTCTTAAAGTAATTGTATTTGTCACTTAATCACTTCCTTTCTCTTAATGTTAAATTCATTATACTACCTTTATTCGGAAGTGTCAACTCTTTTTCGGTATTGTTTTTCGTTTTTATTTACTTTTTTGTTGCTTTTCTTACCTAAAAATGGTATTATATAGATAACAAATAAGCAAGGAGGTGCAAAAAAAATGATTGAAAATAGGAACGATATTCTTATAAAAAATTTGATGTTTTATCTAAAAAAGTTAGACTTAACACAAACTGAATTTGCTAGGGAGATGGGATATCCTGAAACTACTGTATCTAATTGGTTTAATAAGAATACTTATCCAAGACCCGATAAAATCCAGGATATGGCAAACTATTTCGGGGTAAGAAGGACAGATTTAACAGAAAATAACGAAGTCCAACAAGCCCCACTTAAAAATGCTCATTCAATCCCAATCGTAGGTACAATAGCAGCAGGAACCCCAATTTTAGCCGAAGAAAATATTGATGATTATTTTGTAATTGATAATCGAGTAAATGCTGACTTTGGTCTTAAGGTTAAAGGTGACTCGATGATAAATGCCAATATTTTTGATGGGGATATAGTTTTTATAAGGCAACAACCAACTTTAGAAAATGGCGAAATCGGAGCGATACTCTTAGACGATGAGGCAACATTAAAAAGATTTAGCAAGAAAGAAAATAGTGTAATACTCCAAGCAGAAAATCCTAGCATGACAGACTGGCCGAGAATCTATACAGATGGCAACATCAGAATATTAGGAAAACTTGTAGGAGTGTATAGTAAAAAAGATTAAGAGAGTGCAATGCGCAAGCACTCTCTAATTAAAATATTTGAGGAGATAAAAATGAAATTAAAAACTTTAAAGATCACTGCTGGACTTTTAATATGTACAATGTTTCTTCCAGCGTGCGGCAAAAAAGAAGATGCAGGAAATACTAATACCAATAAAACTGTACAAGAAGAAACTAAAGAAAATGACTACAGAGCTTTTATGATGACCATTTCTGAAAAATTTGTTAAAGAGAAATTTGGAGCGTCTAAAGTTAAAATTAAAGCACACGATTTTACAGCCATCCATACAGATGAAGTTTTAAAATCCTTAGATGGTCAAACACATAAAAATACAATCCTTGCAACTGGTAACATTGAAATAGATGGTACAGCTTATAAATACCAAATTATTGCCGATGTTGATAATTTAGACAATCCACAACAATATACAGTTTTAAATTTCGAAACCATCAACCCTGAGAGTGAGTACGAATACGATAACCTAGAAGATTAATATTTAGTGAGGTATATTATGGGACTTTTTAAAAGTAGCGAAGAGAAAGAATTAGAAAGGCAACAAAAGGAAGCTGAAAAACTAGAAAACTTTTTGAAATATTATGGCTTAGAAGATTTAAACAATGAGGATAAAGACAATCTTTTAAGCCTTGCAAAAGCATCTGATGGTGATGCCTTTTTCCACCTTGGTACTATGTTGTCAGCTAGTGAAACAGATTATCTAAGTCACATGGATCATCAAAACAGTGTAATCATTGACCAAAACTTTTTAATCATCAAACAATTAGACAGATTAAATAAAAACTTAGAAAAATTAATTGAAAAATAAGATAAAAAATAGAGGACGTGTAAAACACATCCCCTACAAAGGTATAATACAACCTCAACAAATCATATTTGTATTATACCACAAAGAAGGAGGTATGACAATGAAAAAAGCGGTTGCATATGGCAGATACTCGACTGATATGCAAAGAGAAGAAAGTATTGACGCACAATTTAGAGCAATCAGAGAATACTGCCAAAGAAATAAAATTGAATTGATAAGCACTTACGCAGATGAGGGTATCTCCGGAACTACAGATAACCGCCCTCAGTTTCAAAAAATGATAAAAGACGCAGAGTTGGGGGTCTTTGATTATGTTATAGTCCATAAGTTAGACCGTTTTTCCCGTAGTAAATACGATAGTGCGATTTATAAAAGAAAATTAAAACTACTTGATGTCCAGCTACTGTCAGTCTTAGAAAACTTAGACGGATCCCCAGAGTCCTTAATCCTGGAATCAGTCCTTGAGGGTATGTCGGAGTATTACTCAAGAAATTTATCAAGAGAAGTTAAAAAAGGTATGAGGGAAAATGCCTTAAAATGTAAATTTAATGGTGGCACTCCCCCGCTAGGCTACGACATCGATGATGATAAAAAATATATTATAAATGCCCACGAGGCGGAAGCTATAAAATTAATATTTGATATGTTTACAAAAAATTATAGTTACTCGGACATGATGAGGAGATTAAATAGCTTAGGGTATAAGACTAAAAGAGGTCGTGAGTTTACCAGAAATAGTTTCTACGAGATTTTAAACAATGAGAGGTATATCGGTATCTATTTTTACTCCAAAGAGGACTATGACGGGTTTAAGGGAAAAAGAAATTATCATAAGAAAAGGGATAAAAGTAAAATGATTAGAATCGAAAATGGTGTGCCAGCAATTATTGATAAAAATACTTGGGCAAGGGCACAGGAAAAACTTAAAAATAATAGAAATTTAAATAGGACTAATAAAAATGGAAGATTTTACTTGCTTAAAGGCTTACTTTTCTGTGGTGAGTGTGGCTCTCCTATGAGTGGTAACGCACAAAGCAACGGGCAAGGCAACAGATATTATTACTATAAGTGTAATAAAAAATTAAGAACACGCAAATGTAAAACCTTAGTAGTAAGGGCAGAAAAAATTGAAAAAGAAGTCTTAGACTGCTTTGACGATGTGATTTTTACAAAGACAAATAAAGACGCAGTCATAGACTCTATGCTTAAATATTTGGATAAAGAAACTGATACAAAGGATCAAAGTAAAAGCCTAGAAAAAGAATTGGCAGAAGTGAAAAAACAAATAGATAATATTTTAGATGCAATTATAAGCGGAATCTCATCTCCAAGTGTAAATGACAAATTGAAAGAATTGGAAACAAAAAAAGAGACACTAAAAGCTAGTATCTCAAAATGTAATATAATCTCTTACAAATCTACAAGTATAGTTGACGAGATCAAAGAATTTTTAAATAAAAATAACTCAATCTACGATTTTACACCACAAGAGCAATCCGTGATTTTAAAAAACTTTATCGATAAAATTATTTATAAAGATAAAAAAATCACGGTCCAACTAAAAATGTTAGACCGTGCGGATTTCAATGGTGCAGGAAAGGGGACTTGAACCCCCACGCAAAATTGCACATGCTTCTGAGACATGCCTGTCTGCCAATTCCAGCATTCCTACCCTTTTTCCATTAAAATGATATGATAATTTTTTATTATTGTCAAATTTTTATAAGCTTTTTTGTTTTTATTTTAGTTTTTCAACATAAAAAAATTTACACTGCTAAAATCTCATCTTCAAATGAGCTTTGACAATGTAAATTTTTATGTTTTTTTTTACTTTTCTTTAGTATTTATTTGTATTGCCTTATCATATATTTCTTCTAGGTCTTTTAGGTCAAGCTTGTATTCTTTGTTGCAGAAGTAACAATTTANATTTTTTATTTTAGTTTTTCAACATAAAAAATTTACACTGTTAAAATCTCATCTTCAAATGAACTTTGACAATGTAAATTTTTAAGGTTTTTTACTTTTCCTTAGTATTTATTTGTATTGCCTTATCATATATTTCTTCTAGGTCTTTTAGGTCAAGCTTATAGTCTTTGTTGCAGAAGTAACAATTTA